ATTTTTTTTTATTTTAAATACTATACTTCACCTTCACAATTACAGCACGCATCAGACTCGCTCTCTGTGGAGTAGCATAACGAAATCGGCAATGATTGTCTGTAATCCCAAATCATATACAAATATTGACCTACGCTAGGCACGGTAAAGTCTGAATAGTAGTAGCCTGCACTTCCCAATACTGTTGGTATAGTGGTAGCTACCGAAAGCAAAGTTGCAATATTCGCAGCATTATTCCCATACAAAGTGTTACTTCTAAGGAATTTAAAATTATCACTTGATGGGTCAAATATGAAGTTATCAAATCCAATCTTGTTAGATGCTATTCTTACAACGCTTCCAGCTGGCGGGAATCCACCGGTGCCGGGAAGACCTGTAAGAACTTGATACCCTGAAATTACAGGAGTAAGCAAGCTATTTCCAAAAGTAATCATGTTAGACTGCAGTGGAGATGTAAAGCTACCATTAGTATACCTGTATTCGTTGTGTATAAACAAGTTATCCTCAGAATTGCTTGTAACGCAAACGTTTATAATTGTCAGAAAGTCTGACGTAGGGCACTTGGCATTGATAGTAAGCTCTACCGCACCAACAGAAGTCACTTGGATGTCTACCGTAGTAATGTTGTTCAAGCTCTTGGTAATACTCAAGAAACCACTTGTAGTGGTAGCTCCTGTTCCCACAACAACGCTATTGTATGTAGCCGTAATTTGAAATACAGTTGTATTACCGGCAGGGACTGAATACTCTAAGATAGCCTGTCCAACAACAGGGCCTAAGTCTACACAATAATTAACCTCTGCATTAGGGAATAAGCTAAGTGTCTGAGCTACGCCACAAGACAAGCACTCCTCAAGCTGAGGCAGCTGTCTGTCGTTGGTAGTAAGTACATACTCATTCATATATGGGTCAAATCCCCCAAGCTTTTGAGTAGTGAAGCTTTCTATAAAGTTGTCACGAAACCAAGTACGCATACCTATTTCGGAAACCACACTTAGCTGGTCACTATTGTAAGAGGCACCCTTTAGTTGAATAACAGCGCCGCGTTTGGTGTCAGTAAAGTACCTGTCATATCCCCAATTAACATAGCTCTCAGGGTTGAAACTAATGCCGTATTTTTCAACACGGGCAATTTGCGTACCCAATACTTCAGGTACCGAGGTGATTGCTCCACCTGCTGCAGCATCTGATAATAAGTTCTTGCCTGCAAGCACATACGAAATCTTATCCTCTTGAAGGGTAAGCACGTCAGTCTCGCGACCATCCAACAAGTATATCGGCCCAAATGAATCCTCTAACGTCTTATAATTTAACAAGCCCAAGTTGAACTCGTTAAGCTTATTTACGTTTGACTCGTCATTGTAAATGCCACTATAAGTGATGTCAGCAAATCTGTTGGCTTCCTTATAGTCCTGAGCAGAAACACTCGTAACCCGGTTACCCAAATTGAATGGCCTGCCTGCAATTGAGTCAAGAATCTTAAAGCTCTCAGCTCCATTGCCAAAAGTAAAGCAGTTGAAAAACTCTGTGTTTACAATAGCCGGCAGCGAGCTTGTTTGGTTCTGAACGTTGCCAGTGTGGAATCCATTTACGATTGGTAAAGACAAGTTGTTTTCAAAAAACACATCAGGCAGTGCATCTGTCGGTTCAGTTTCAAAAATCATCGTGGTCTCAGCACGGAACACCTCAATGTTTACAATTACAGTTGAGCGACGTTTTTGTTTTGCAAATAATCCACCGCAACTAATAGTACCACTTACCAGCAGCGACAATTTATTGTTTGATACGTCCCTATAAAACCTGTAATAATTAGTACACAAGTCACAAGGAATATCTATCGCACTTGCTGCTAAAGTAGATATATACTGATTGTCAGCATCGCATTGGCCTCCTCCAATATCTTGGATTCCATCGTTTAGTATAAGCTCCACATTATCTCCATCCCACCAATCTTTCATGTTGGAATAATTGTTTGAGGCAATAAGAGTTTTTTCTAACGTATAAATACGCTTTTCACAAGCATTGTTTCCGTCGCCTGTGCCTTGTCTTTTAAACTTAAAGCTAAGTTTAATCCGACTACCAGCCGGAACGGTATAATCTACCCAAGCTGTTGTAGCTGTGTCATATCTGTTCATTTGATACTCAGCCACAGGACACTCTCCACTATCATCTTGGTCTACTTGTACATTGCCGGGAGCAATAACTGCGAGTTCATCCTGAACAACTGAAAAGCTATTAGGATTTATTTTCATATACACCCCTGATGGTACAGGAATGTCTACAGACGGGTCTAATTGACTAGGGATTTGTATAAACCCATCTGCCTTAGCCTCTTTCTCAAGGACAGTGGCATATAAACAACTACCTGTTGCTCCGCTAGTATCAGCCTTAACAATAAGCCTATCACCCTGCTCAACTTTTTGCGCGTTTTCTCCCTCAAGAAGGAAGTATGCGTTATTGCTTAATGGGTCTAAAAAGAATATACTGCTATAAATAGTCTCATAGTTCTCTTCGTCAGGCTTGATAACAAACTTATACCTAGTCGCCCAATATGGCACTTTCTGAGTAGGTGGAATTATAACCTGTATGCTGTTCTTGGTGTCAGATGCAGAGCATGGGACGTGGACAGTATTGTTTGGACTTACCAATGCAGTTGATGCACGATTAAATTCGTCCATGTAAACGATACCAATCTCATACCCTCTGTTGCTGTGCAAACTCTTAGGAGTATTTATTTTTTGATAAAAAGCCTCAGCAAAAACTACTGAGTAGTACTCAACTACCTCAAAGGTTGGCGTAGTAACGTTATTCACAAACTTCATAGCAGTAAATTGGAAACCAATTTGTTGACTGCTAGGAGATGTAATAATACCAATGGGCTGCCCCGCACCACTAATGCCACTTGCAAACTTAATGAGAGCATCTAAATTGTTTGGGATAGCACAGTTTACAAAATCGGTAAACGTAGTTCCATCGCAAGACGTAGGGTCTATAGGGTCATATACCGGTTTAATGTTTGCAACTGTACCAACTGCCTCTTGAAACTCAATGCTTGTAGCAAGAGCATATACTGACGGGTAGTTTGTTGGAAGAACAAACGAAAATGTAGTGGATATGTTCTCTGATTCCTCAGTAGGAAATGGAGTATTCCCGGAAAAGCCTTGGTGACTAATCGTTACCTCTAAAGTAATAGATGCCCCCTGAATTAAGTCTAACCCCGTAAGGTCAATGTTCACTATTGCATTCGGTATGGTTTGAGCACTGCCATAGTTGTAAGTACCCGTAGCTGTTGAGTCAGGTATAGTTGATTGGTCAATAAGCTCTGTAATTAACTTGGTAGTGTACTCAAGCTTTACAGGGTTGTCGTTGCTATCAACCATGTTATAGCCCTCAACATAGTTGCCGTACATTAACCGGTTGCCCATTATCGTTTGAGCCTTTGCAAAACGCGGTACGTTGTCGTACAAACGGAGCAACTCAGACACAGGTAAAATTGTAAAAATCTTGCTATTCGTAAACGTAAACTGATTGTTGGTGTTGTCTGCAAAACCAAGTTCAGCCTTGTCAAGCGTTTCAATAACACGAATGACGTTACCTGATGCCTCCTTGAATAAAAGGTCAATGCCTTTTACTAACGGGCCGCCCGTGTTGTACGTAACAACTACAGTATTGGCAGAGTTTTGCATTCCCTCATTCAAGAAGCTTGCTATGCTAAACTCAAAAGGTTTAGGAATAAACGCAGGCTCAGACCACTGAGACGTAGCTGAATACTCTCCATCCGCATAGCGATAGCGATAAGCAAAGCATAAGAACCGGTTCTCTATAAAGTTTGCCTGATTAGCCGTAGCTATTGGCAAGATTGTAGGTGCTTGAATAGGTGGCTTCTTAATGACCATAATAGACTCTGCAGAAAATTGGTCAATATTGGCAACAGGATTTGCATAGCTTCTAGCGCGATTTATAAACCTTGGAGGATTATAGTCGTCCGTAAAAAATATTAAACGGTCAGAAACGTTGAAAGACACAATGTCAACACCTGTAATAAGGTATTGTGGGTTGAAGTTCAAAGTAGTGTTTACACCGCCACCATCATTAATACTCACAACGTGGTATGTTAACACGCTGGTGTTCACGTTGAAAGACACAATCATGTCAAGCTTTCCTGTAGCACCAACAGTGAAGTTGCTATCGTGGATAAACCAATATACGGTCTCGTTTGCGCTGTCGTCAATAGCACCAATACAACGCGCTGATGCGCTCAATGGGGTGCCATCAATGTACTTTAACGTAGTCAGCTTAACGTTTCCTTTTGAATTTTCAATCACACCAATTTCAGCATTCTCAGTAGAACCCATCCGGATGTTAAGACCATCAACATATTCGCCATCAGGAATAAGGCGTTCGTCGACAACCTTATTCATTCTACCTGCTATAAAATTCCTAGTGATATTTGCCATCTTATTTTATTTGCTTGTCCATTCCTCTCAAGTTCATCAAGAGCCGGCCGGGGTGAATGTTGCTGATTCTAATTTTTGCATTGCGTAACAACGCAGTTCTTTCTTTGCGAGCACGAGCTACAATGTATTCTTGTACGCCAAGCTTAGCATTTAAAATCTCGTACTGAATGTATGCGTAAATGTACTTTTCAAATAACTTGTTTACAGTAACCAGTGAGTTGTCTCCGTTCTCCATACCATCAGATATGTATTCAAGAATGACAGACTGACCATACATGTCTGAGTTAAAGTTAATTACGCCATGTTTTTTGTCAATGGCAAATGTAGGATTGAAGTTTGCAGTCTCAGTATTGAGACCATAACGCGCTCCAATGCCGTACTCAAAGTACCACCCGCCATCAATGTTCCAACCCTCTTGCCCGTTGTAGGGGCCACCATTTAAGTAGATACTTTTCTTGGTGCCATGTAAACGGTTTAAGTCAATCTCAGAAAACTGAGGCTGAAGTACGTTGCCATTTTGGTCAAATAAAATTTTACCTTGATTGTCTTGCAAATAAGCCTTAGCCGACAAAACTTGAATGTTCTCTGTAAGTGGTCTCAAATACCCGTCCCGGTAAAGGTTTACCCTTACCCAATTGACATAGTCAGAAGGCAGGATATAACGCAAAGAATCGTCTACGGTAAGCTCTAACACCTTTATCTCTTTAAACGCATCATAGTTCAACTCTTGTACCGCACGCTTGGCGTGAAACAAAATCTTGAAACGCTCTTCATTATTTACCAATGAATGGTTCCCTGAATACATCAACATAAAGTTGTTGACGATGTCAAACAGACTCACGTATTGATACGAGCCCCAATTTGCGTCTTCGGGCTGGTTACCGTTATTGTCGTAGTATTGATACTGACTGATGTATGCCATGGTTATTGCGATTGTTTTTGTTCCTCAACAGCGCCAAACTGAGCTACCTGAATCTCTCGAATAGACATGCCACAGTATTGCAAAATCTTAAATATAAGTTTGTACTCGTCTTCTAACGGTACCTCAAAGTCTTGATAGTCAACCTGAGATTGGTCGAACACAGGCTCACCGCTTGCTAATGTAATAAATGTCCATTTCGGCGCTTTAGGATACCTGAAGTATTGAGCGTCTACCTCCGATGGCAAATTAATGCTTGAAGGATACAAGGTCATTATACCACCCTCTTGCGTATACGCAGGGTATTGCTCCGTTGGGGCAGTCAGTAATGAGTTTACCAACATTGTTATTTGGCTATGGTTTACCTTCTCAGCTTCGCCTTTATATACGCGAGTGGCGCCTGAAGCGTCATAGCAGAGTACCTTATTAATTAGGAAGTAGTCAAACCCTGTTGTCGTTAATGATGGTGTAAAATACCTATTTGTACCCGGAGCTACCTGAGTAAGAGTAGAGGTCTGAGAGAATGTCTCAATAGCCTCCTCAATTGTTTTTTTAAGGTCTGCATAGGAAGTGCCCGATGTGCGAGCATTCTCCATGTTGACAGCTTTATTATACTGAGCAAAGTACTCCTCAAACACTTCAAGCTGCGCTTGTTTCGCATATAAGTTAAAATCCGCTGGGGATACATATCCGTAATTGTTCTTGTTTAGAACGGCTAGTACGGTGTTTCTTACAGAATTTATCATTAGACTGTTTTTACAAAGATATACAAAAAAAAAGAGGGTATGTAAATACCCCCCTTTTCAATTTATTGCTTATATTAAAATTATTGCAAGCTGTTTTCAAGCATCTTTAGAACGTCTATTCCATCGTCAGTTTTCAAGAAGTTTGCCACAGAAAAATATGGGTCTTCACCGTATGGTACAGTGAGCATCTTTTTCTTATTTGAGTTGGTATTAAACCACACTTCCTTTTGCCCGTTTCTGAAAGTCAATAGCTTGCTTTCAAAAAACATGTGAACGTTAGATTGCAGTTGCAACATTGGGTCTTCAAGGATGCTCAAGAAACCACGTGGGTCGCGCTTAGCATAAAGCAAAATATCACGCTTTAATTCTGCTGACGTATAACGAGCCGGGTCTTTACCAAACAATACACGACAAACGGTCTCAAGCTGTTCGAGATTTAATTGACGAGCCTGAATTAACGCATCTACCTCGAATGAAAGCGACTCAACTTCTTGAGCAGCATCTCTTTCGTTGTCTATTTCAGTAAACGTGCGACCGTTCAATGGGTGATAATGCAAGAAAGATTGCAATACAGGATTGTTTTTTGGGACACTTAAAAATCCGTTTTCAAAGATAACAGGCTCTACAATAGCGTTGCCGTCTTGCTCATCTTCAAATGGAGTCTTTTGATTGATTGCGTATCGCAAAGGTCTGTTGACATTGTTTTCCTCATCGTACCACAGCAATGGATAGCGCTTGGTATTTCTAGACGGGATGGTGTAAGATAGCGGTGCTACCTTGCCTTTTAATTTGTAGACTTTATCTACCGGGGTTGTGTTCTTTTTCATTTGATATAATTTAATTTTTAGAGAAAAAATAGGGGGAGTGTCTTTGAAGACACCCCCACCTTTTCATTGCTTCGATTAAGAACCGTAACGGAACAATACGAAGTTGTTAGCACCCAAGGTACAAACGCAACGCTCAGAGAGGAAATTCACCTCCATTGCGTCAAGGTCGCTTGTCTGAGCACCACCGGCAGAACCTGTAATCCAAGTCTTGTAACGGCGGTCTTCAGTCTCAGACGCACGGTAACGCACGTGCAAGAAAGGACGCTTAGCGTTCTTACCCATGATTTGGTCGTACACGTTGGTAGAACCAGCAGGAACTAACAAACCTGTAACAGTACCAGCAGCAGAAGCACCTACAGGAAGGCCACCACGCATAGTAGGGTCGTTCAGGTATTTCCAATCAGACTTGTAGAAGTCGTAGCCACGACGGAAACCGGTAAAACCTAAGTTTAAGGCCATCTCTTTGTCGTTGTCGAACAAGCCATAAGAAGTACCACCAACACCATAGCTGTTCTGAGCAGCCAACATATCGTCGATGTCAAAGCTAAAGGCACGGTTTACAAAGATTACGTTCTCTTCGATAGAGCCTTGCTTGTCCAAGCGAGAGATAATGCTGTCAAAGTCAGCCAAAGTAGTTGGGTTACCACCGCCCCAAACGTTACCACGAGTGTTAACAGAGTAGAAGATACCTTCTGAACCCTTGTTACCAACCTGTGCGTTTGAAGTTTGTGTAACAACACCTGAGCCTGCTTCAGCAGGAACAGCCTCAATCATTGCAGTCTCAAGGTAATCCTCGAAACGCAAACGAGTCTCGTGCTCACTCTTCATGTACCACAAGTATCCTGTAGCACCGTTTTCAGTGGTTACTTCAACCCATCCAATCTGAGCCATGTCAGAACCGCTTACAGCGTACTTGTCCTTGATGATGATTGGAGAGTTTTCGAAGAACTCATCCTCTGATTCCAAAGAACCAATCATTCCGTTGGTACCCTTTTTGAACTCAGAGCCATAAATCCATACAGAA